AGTCACAGAACAGTGCAACAGCATACTGATTGAGTTTAATGATTATTTAAATAACAAAGAAAACAATGATGATCAACCTGAACACATTACTGATACAAGATACGAAACTATCTCCGAATGAAATGTATCTACTAATGTGCATTAGCAACAAAGAAAAACCTTTGTTTATAAACACATTGGCGGAAGCTAGAAAACTGAGGATCAAAGGTTTAATAGATGAATCAGGTGTTATTTTGCCTTTGGGTATTGAAGTAATTTCTAAAATAAACACAACTAAAAGTGTTACTAAGACAACTACAGCAATAGACATTACTGATGACTATATAGAAAAATATGTTCTTTTGTTTCCAAAGGGAAAACTACCTAGTGGTAAACAAGCAAGGGCTGATAAAAAGAACCTAAGAAACAATTTTATATGGTTTTTCAAAACATATAACTATGATTGGAGTACTATCATTGCAGCTACTGTTTTGTATGTAGATGAGTATGAGCGTAAAAATTATATGTATATGAGAAATTCTCAGTATTTCATCAGTAAAATGAATCCGGACAAAACTAGAGACTCAGAACTTGCTAATTATTGCTCTCAAATTATTAGAGGAGATTATCAACAAGAGGCTGATCACTTTTCAGAAAAAGTTGTTTAAGTCATTTTTTTTCTGTAGTTTTGAGCCTGCAGACAATTTCAACACATTCAACACAAGGGTATAAAACCTTTGTGTTTTTTTATCTATAGACATGGAGACACCAACACTCTGGAAGAGTCAGAAAAATGCCTTTCAAGAATCTCTTGAGTATATGCAAGGCAGAATGGAGGGAAGAATCAAAAGTATTAAAACTCCGTGGGCAAAGTTTAATGATGCAACTACAGATGGTATAGAATGGAGCTCACTCACTGTTATAGGAGGAAGACCCGGTGCCGGCAAAACCCTGATTAAAGATCAAATTATTAGGGAAGCATTTGCTAGGAATGAGGGTGAAGAATTCAGAGTGTTAGAGTTTCAGTTTGAGATGCTAGCTAGAACTAGCGCTATCAGGGAATACTCAAGTGTTATAGGCAAAACCTATAAATACTTGTGTAGTGCAGATGGGAAACTTACTAATGATGATTTAGTAAGGTGTTATGAATATGCTAAAAAGAGAATTGGTTATCCTATTGATATAATAGAAGAACCTATTACAGTAAATGAATTTAAGGAGCAAATAGCTCTTTATATGAGACAAAATGCTGTTAAACATGAGGATGGTAGTTTTGAATACATGAAAACTATTGTTTCTCTAGATCACTCTCTTTTGCTTAAAAAAGCTCCTTTTGAAAAGGACAAGTATGATACTTTGTATAATCTAGGTGAGGCTGTTACCGAACTTAAGAGAAAGTATCCTATTGCTTTTATTGTTCTGAGCCAGCTTAACCGTAATATTGACAATCCTGAAAGGAGTGAAGACGGTAAGTATGGTAATTACATTCTAGAGTCTGACATATTTGGATCAGATGCTTTATTACAGCACGCTGATACTCTTATAGGACTTAATAGACCAGGTAAACAAAGAATTAGATTCTATGGTCCAGATAGATATGTAATAGAGAACGATAAAATTTTAGTAATGCATTTTTTGAAATGCAGAAATGGGGATAACAGAATGAGTTTTTTCAGAGCAGAATTTGAAAGAATGATGGTATCTGAGATGGATACTCCCCCTCAACAAGAAAGAAGAACAATAAATAAGTAAGTAAATGAATATAATGACAAGACAAGAGACGCTAAGCGTTAAAGAAAAAATTCAAAATCTTAGAGAAAAGCATCAGCACATTTTTGATAACAACAATATGCCAGGTGCTTTATTTTTTCCAAAGATGGCTTACCGTCCTAGAGGAAAAGATGAATTGTATATTAGTTTCTTTGCCAGTGAATTAAAAAGAGAATCTAGAATCTATACTGAGTTTATTAGCAGTGAGTACTATCCAGAAGATAGCAATAGAACGCTATGGATGTGGAATTACAACCCTCATTGGGAAGAAGAATATGAGACAACAGAACCAAACAGTGCCGGTCAGGTCAGATATCTTGTTCCAGTAAGTGAGTTGATCAAAGTACAAGAAGTACCTAAAACAGAACAGAAAGATTCTTTTACTTTCTTGGGTGACTCAATTGTTCAGGATATCCCTCTAACTGAAATGACTGTAAGAGACTTAGCTGCTATCATGACAGGCAAACCAGTTAGTAACAAAGAATGGCTAAATAAAATAATTACACAAAAATGAGCGAAGACACTCAGGAACTAATCCTTCCTATGGGAAAATCAATGGCTGAAATAAAGAGCCCTAAAAATCTTATTATCTTCAGTAAACCAAAAGTGGGTAAAACTACTTTGTTGGCAAATCTTGATAACTGCTTACTTGTAGACCTTGAAGATGGTAGTGATTATGTAAGTGCAATGAAGGTAAAAGCAAGATCTATTGATGATATCAAGAAGATTGGTAAAGCTATCAAAGATGCTGAATATCCTTACAAATATGTTGCTTTAGATACTATTACCGCTTTAGAAGAGATGTGTGTTCCTCTAGCAGAGGAAATGTATTCCAAATCTTCTATGGGTAAAAACTGGTTTACAGAAGGTAAACCTAAATATGGTACTATTCTAAACATGCCTAATGGTGCAGGTTAAGCGATAGCCTGTATGTGTCTAATTGCTGGAAACCCCTAAAGACTATTTACTACAAAGTAAATTGAAAAATTATGCTTGATAGTTTAAAAAATAATAGTATATTTGTCATAAACAAAAATAACCTGGTTATGTTAGATTATGACAATCATGGGCAATCAGCAGCCAAGTCTCTGTTAAATGAGAAAGGTTCAACGACTATCTCCCGGAAGGAGAGTACACTTTTAAATAAAGTGGAAAAGGCACACATTAAATTTTATAGTTTAACTGATAAATTATCTAATGATAGTGGTATATATGGTATTTATTGTAGAGTTAATGACAAAATATATATTGGTTCCGCAATAAATTTTCATGCTCGATTAATAAGACATATATACTACTTAAAAAATAATAAACATCATTCAACCAAATTGCAAAGAGCTTTTAATAAGTATGGAATTGATAGTTTTAAATTCCTAGTTTTAGAAATTACTGATAAATCTCTTCTTTTAGAAAAAGAATCATATTGGATTAATTATTTAGATAGTTATAAAAATGGATTTAATTGTACAGATGCTTGTAAAAACCCTAAAAGGTTTAAACTTAAATCTGAACAAATTCAAAAAAGAACAGAAAAATCAAGTAAAACCGTTATGTGTTTAGATATAGAAGGAAAATTTATATGCAAATATTCTTCTTTATCTAAAGCAGCTCGTGCAATTAATGATCAGACAACTAATATCAGTTCTTGTTGTAAAGGAAAACTTAACTACGTTAAAGATTTTATTTTTGTTTATGCTTCTGAATATGATGAGTTTAAGGATTATAAGTATACTCCTAAACCTAAAGTATTTACAGAATTGCACAAAAAAAATATATCCGATGCCGTTAAAGGTAAACCTAAAAGCAAAAATCAGATAGATCTTCTTATTAAAAGGTCTAGTAAATCAGTTGTTAAATTAGATTTAGAAGGAAATGTTGTTAAAATATATTCTTCACTCAAAGAATGCTGTAATGATGATCAGTTATATATTAAAACCTTAAAGAAAAGTATTAGTTCAAAAACACCATTGGTAGGTTTTATATATGAATTTAATGAAAATATAGTCTAGTCTATTATGAAAGTAATAGTAGTAACGTATCCCTGGTTAAGGGAGGCTTTCACTAAAGTGATTGATTTTGTTAAAACATGGGCCCCTAGAATAATTCTTGTGGGACACGTTAAAGACATAGTATTAGAGAAAAATGGTGCTGAGTTTAATGCTCTTGACCTAGATCTCACAGGTAAATTAAAAAGAATAACTAGTTCTCAGTCTGATGCAATTGGATATTTATATCGTAAGGGTTCTAAAAACATGCTTAGTTTTAAGACAACCGATGAAATATCTTGTGGTGCAAGACCAGAACATCTCAGAAACAAAGAAATTGTATTATCAGAACTAAATGATGATGATACAATCACTATTAATTGGAATAACGTTTATATAGATTAAAATTATGATTACAACAAAGAACATCCCTACTTCTACAGGGACACAAAAAATTATTCAACCAGGTGAAAATACCTGTAAAATCAACAGCCTATCACTAGAGCCTGTTCCTTACAAAGAAGGAGCCTACAACCTATCATTGAATCTTGAGACAATGCCTATAGGTGGAGATTTTGAAGGTTTTCTTGTAGATAAAGATGATACCACAGGTCCTCGTTATGAAGGACAGGTAGCTAGAGTAAGATTTTCTGAATGGGCTTTCTCAGATGGAGTTACAAAATCAGGTATTTCTGTTTCTCGTGATCTTGAAATTCTTAAGGCTGTACAAACAATTTGTAGAGAAACTGGTAGCACAGAATGGTTGGACAAAAATGATAACCTTCATGATACTATTGAAGATTTTGTAATTGCTTTTAACAGTGATAAACCTTTCAAAGACAAATACATTACTTTTTGTATTGCCGGCAAAGAATACAACAACAAACAAGGCTATGTAAACTTTGATTTATTCTTACCACGTGCTGGTAAAGGTCAAGTAAGCCTTCAGAATGCTGATACTAACAATGGCAAACTAATGCCTTTTGATTCTGATGTTCATATCAAAAGAATTAAAACAAATCCTGTAGATTCATTTACTGCTAAAAGTGATGATGACTTTCCGGGAGTAGCTGCTTCAAGTAAAGTAGGTTCTGATTTTGATTTGTAATACAATAAAAGGGGTGTAACAGCCCCTTTATTTTTTAACTTATGATAAGCACTAAACCGGTCATAACAAGTTTATTTGAAATTCCGTCATCGTGGATATTTGAGAATTACTGTGGTATTAGTGAGAAATTAATAGGTCAAGATGTAAAAATATCATCAATCTTTAACTCTATGGATTCTGTACCATCTATGGTAATATTCTGTAGACAAGATAGATATTTTTTCAAAGACTTTTCTACAAATAAAGGTGGTGACGGCCTTAAGTTAGTCATGTATCTTTTTGACCTAGACAAAAGTGAAGGTATAAATAAAATAGTTAAGGACTATAACTTATATCTAAAGACTTCAGATTATTCAATATCTGATGTTGTAATAAAAGAAAAAGCACATTTTACTCTTGAGACATATGACACAAGAAAATGGAACAAAGGTGATGCTGAGTATTGGACATCATATGGTATCTGTTCTGAAATGTTAAAAGAATACAATGTTAAACCATTGAGCTCTTTTACTTTTAGTAAACAAGAAGAGGGTGTATATGATTTTTTTACTACTCAGAAATCTTATATCTATGGGTATTTTAGGAAAGATGGAACACTCTATAAGATCTATCAGCCTTATAACAAAGATAAAAAGTTTATGAAACTAGCTACTTATATCCAGGGTATGGATCAGCTAAAGTTTGATAAACCACATCTTATTATAACCAGCTCTCTTAAAGATGGTATGTGTCTTAATAAACTAAACTATCCTATAGAGTTTATATCACCTGATTCTGAAAGTTCTATTATCAGAAAGGAAGTTATTGATCATTTGAAAACCAAGTATAAAGTAATTACGTGTATGTTTGACAATGATACAGCAGGTATAAAATCTATGGAAAAATATAAAGAACTTTATAATCTACCTAGTTTGCTTTTACCTTTGGAAAAAGATCTTTCTGATTCTGTTAAAACACACGGTCAAAAAGCGGTAAGACAAATATTAACTCCTTTACTTAATGGATATGAATAAAGAGCAGAAAAAAGCTATAGAACGGTTTGAAACATGGATGGATCATCTTCATCTACAAACCTTAACAGATGAATTAAAAAATGACATCATGTACAAAGTAGAAAATCTAATTGATGAAATACAAGAACTAAATGACTAAAGGATATATAGGTATTGACATTGGAAAGAAAGGCGCTATAGTTTATCAACGTGCTGATCTAGAAATAGAGGCACACCCTATGCCCATGATTAAGGATGAAGTTGATTATGCATTTATGTATGACATTATACAGCACATAAGCAACCTTCATATGACTGCACATAATTGTAACCCTCACATTATTTTTGAGAAGCTAGGAGTTATCTTTGGTAGCTCTAAAGCAACTGCATTCTCTATGGGTCACCAATCTGGTGCTATAGAAATGATGGCTATTTCTCTTGGTATTCCCTACACTAAAATTCCTGCTAAACAATGGCAGAAAGAAATGTTTACAGGAGTAGAAGAGATTACTGTAACCGGTAAATCTACTAGAGATACTAAAGCAATGGCGTTAGTAGCTGCTAAAAGATTGTTCCCGGGTAGAAGTTTTGTATTTGGTGAAAGAGCATCTAAACCACATGATGGATATGTGGATGCTATACTAATGGCAGAATTTGCAAAAAGAAAAAGTTTTTAAACATGAGTTTACTAAGAAATGAAAGTCTTTCTAAAGTATGTAAAGAATTAATGTTAAAGGAGCCCTACTACGGGCTCTTTTTAGTAATGACTGAAAAACAATGGAGTGATAAGATTCCGACAGCGGGTGTTGCTAAACACAATATCAACTATAAACTTGTCATCAACCCAGAGTTTTGGGATAGTCTTAGTCAAATACACAGAGTTGGTTTGACCAAACACGAGATGCTTCATCTAGCATTCTTTCATCCACTGATGCGAGATAGCTTTGATGATTATGAACTCTTTAATATTGCTGCAGATATTGAGATCAATCAGTATATAGAAGATGAGTTTCTACCAGGAGGTGCTCTAAAACTAGACTCTTTCCCAGGTATTGTACTTCCTGTAAGAGCTGGTACCAGAGTTTATTATGATATTCTGACTCAAAACCAGAATAATCAGACTCTACAAAATCTTCTGAGTGCTATGGGTCAAGGACAATCTCAATCTGAGGATGGACTTAATAACCCTAATCATGACTGGGAAGAGTTTGATAACATGGGTGAAGCTGAGAAACGTCTGATGAAAACTCAGATGGAGTATCAAATGAAAGAGCTAGCTCATGAAGTAACTAAATCTAGGGGTACAATTCCTGGAGAGATTAAAGAACTGATTGATAATTTCACTGCCTTTGAAGAACCCAAGTTTGATTGGCGTGGTTATATCAGAAGATTTGTAGGTAGATCTGTAAAGGTTTATACCAAGAAACTAAGAAGAAAGTTTAACAAGAGATTTGAGGATAATCCCGGTCTTAAGATTAAGCAAAAGAAACATATCTTAGTTGCTGTAGATACATCAGGTTCTGTAAAAACAGATGAACTAAAAGAGTTTTTCTCTGAGATACATCATATGCATAAGACAGGATCTGATATTACCGTAGTGCAGTGTGATACTGCAATTAGTGATATTCGACCTTATAAACAGAGTAACAAAATTGAGTTACATGGTAGAGGTGGTACATCCTTTCATCCTGTTATAGAATACTATAACGAAAACCAAAACAAATATACGTGTTTAATTTATTTTACTGATGGAGAAGCTCCGGCTCCTGAAAAGCCTAAAGGACATATCTTATGGGTATTAAGTTCTTGTTCAAAAATTAATAATAAGTTACCAGGTCAAATTATCAAATTAAATTAAGATGTCAAAAATTAAGCAAGTAGTATTGAATACTACAGAACTCAAAGACTTTGTAAAACACATTGTAGGAAACAACCGTTATCTTCAAGAAAATGGTAAAAATCCTGTTGCTATAAACATTGAGGGTGAAGCAGGTCTAGGTAAGACCAGTGCTATTTTGCAAGTTGCAGAGGAGTTAGATCTACAGTGTATTAAACTGAACTTGAGTCAGTTAGAAGAGATAGGTGACCTTGTAGGTTTTCCAATGAAAGAGCATGAGATGATTAAGGCTGACACCACTAAGTGGGTTACTGAGTCTACCATGCCTATGTATATTAGTAGTGGTTACAAACCCACCGGTGAAAAGAGAATGACCCATGCTGCTCCCGAATGGGTTCAAGGTAAAGGTCAAGGTGGTATCCTTATTTTGGATGACTGGACAAGAGCGGATTAACAAATTATTCAAACAAGTACTTGCTAGGATGTAAAAAAGTATTATCTTTGTCAGATGAAAACTCTTACAGCAGAAAACCTAAAAGACTTGCTTGGTGTTCCAGGAATCTACGTAATTAAGATTAATGATAAATACTACGTAGGAAGTTCTACGAGTATAGGACATAGATTAAAACATCATCTTTGGGCATTGACTACTCATAATCATCACAATAGAACTATGCAAAATCTCTTTAATAAATATGGAGTTGAAAATGCATGGTTTTATAAAATAGAGGATTGTCACCCCGATAATCTTATAGAAAGAGAGAAATATCATATAGATTGCCTTAAACCTTACATAAACCATATACTTGATCCTCAGAAAATAATAAGGGATGATATATATAAACAAAGATTAAGTAAAGGTTTAAAAAAAGCATATGCTAATGGTCTTAGACCTCATAATGACAAAGAAGTTCATATGTATACTCCTACGGGATTTTATATAAAAACTTTTAAAACATGTAGTGATGCAGCATTTGCTTTTGGTAAACAAGATCCTAGTGCAATTTGTATGTGTGCCCGCGGTGATAACTATACCGCTTATAAATATAGATGGTCATATCAGAAAGTAGAAAAACTTCCTGATGTTAGGAAAAGTTATGAATATAAAGTGACAATACAATTGACACTTAATGGAGATTTCATTAAAGAATGGAACTCTTGTAAGGAAGCTGAAAAAACTCTTGGAATTACTAATATTTCTAGAGCAATAACTAAAAATAGAACAGCAGGTAATTACCGCTGGAAGTACAAATCTTAGGTCCGCTTAAAATACTGTGAATTGCTGGAACGCTAACCCTGTGAAGGTATGCCAATCAGCAGCCAAGACTTGTAGGAATACAAGTAAGGTTCAACGACTAGTGTATGGAGACCAGAACGGTCAGTAAAACACCAAGAGCGCAGTACACCAATTTGACAAACTGGTGATGATATAGTCTGAACTTATAGGAAACTATAAGAAATAAGAGATAAAGAGCTCTTATGATAACATATGTTACGATTTGTACAGGCGGTTATGGAAATCATTGACAGACAAGAGTATATCTCATGGAAGCTACCAAAAGACTGGCATGTTATCTTGACTTCTAATCCTGATAATGGTGAGTATTTGGTTAATTCTATTGACACAGCTCAGAGAACTCGTTTTATCACAGCTCATTTGAAGTTTGATATAGACTGTTGGGCAAAGTGGGCAGAACAGAATAGTGTTGACTCTCGTTGTATAAACTTCTTGTTGATGAACCCTGAGTTGGTTAAAGGTGATATCAATCCTCGTAGTATTACTACATTCTTTAACTCTATCAGTTCTATCAAAGTGTTTGAGGATCAGTTACCATTGATTCAGATGATTGGTGAGGGTAGCGTAGGCACTGAGTTCAGTACTCTATTTACCACCTTTATCAATAACAGACTAGATGCTATGGTATCTCCTAAAGAAATCCTTACTGGAGCTGACTGGAATACTATTGAGGCTAAACTAAAAGCTTCTATGTATGAGGGAACTCATTACAGAGCTGACATTGCTAGTCTGATGGCAACTCGTATTAGTAATTATAGTGTAGTATATGCAGAATCAAACCCTGTTACTGATAAAATCATGGACAGGATTAAAGATATCATCAAATCTGAAGAGCTCTTTGCTCTTGACCTACACTATTTCATGATCAAGAATATTATCTCTGGTAACAAAAGTAAGTTCCAGAAGATGTTGCTTGATAAAGACATTGTTAAACTAGCAGTAAAATAATTATGGATTTTAATTTAAGTAAATATCTGCACTGTGAACTTCTTATGGGTGATTCAGTGCTTGTTACCCAAGAAGATTCTTGGAAATATGTATATTTTGGTACAGTAGATAGAAATATATTACAACAAACAATATTTGAGGATCTTAGTGTAAAAAGTAGCGGTTTTGAAATTAATCCTTCTGCTCTTGGTAAAATGTTCTTTTCTAGGTCTGCCAGTGTTCCTAGATATAAAGTAAGAGAAATAAAAGATAAGTATAACCTATCTGTTATTAGAGATTCTAGTAAAGCTGATACTGTTGTTATTTCTAAAAATGAACTAAAGGATAATATTCATGATAACTGGTATGAATATATGTTTTCTAGAAATAATGTAAAAGAAGTATTGGAAGCACTATATGTATATCCTCATTCTGGTAAAAATATCTATAGATTTAATGACAGTATTATTAAACTTCTTAATAATAAAGAACTAATAAAGAGTAGCATTGATAAATTAAATGCTCTTCGTCCTGATATAGAGTATATTGCTTTTAGTTATCGGTCTCGTAGTGTGTTTGACACTGTAGCAAGTGCATTAGGTATTTACAGTGATCCTTCTAAAAATGATGGAAAAACTATTGATCCTCATGCTTATGATACTTTGTTACAAAGTAAGGGTAAGAATGTTATTACAGATTCTGCTTTACAATCTATTTTAGGATCTTCAGAAATGGACTATGAGAACTATGTATTCATTGATGAGTTATTAAATAGCTCTGATCCTAGTAATATTGAACTAGGTCTCACTTTAATGGCTAATTGTAATTTTGAAGAGAGTCAGCATTACTTGCTGATTCTTCTAGGAGATTACTTTGGTAGACACAGATATGTAAATTATTGTCAGAGTGTAGCTTTTAAAAGTCTTTTAGATTTTATGGATTTTAATTACAGAACTCGCGTAAGTTTGGATGATATCTTAAATAAAGCAGATTCATTGAACAAACTTACAGATGAGATTAAAGCTATTGTTCATAAAAGAGCTACAAGTGAATTTAATCATATTCTTAATAAATATAAATGGATACAATCTAAAGGTATCGAAATAGTAAAACCACAACCACAACAAGAAACAGAATGATTCAAAGAAAAGAAGACATTAACGTTCTTGCTTTAGAAGAAGAGTTTTATTCAAAGCCATTTAACTTTAGTTACAGTGGCTTGAATAAGCTTCTTTTTTCACCAAAGCTTTTTTACTCACATTACGTATTACAACAAAAAGAAGAAAAGCTAGATAGCTATCTTATTGAAGGTAAGGTAATTCACTGTTTGTTACTAGATTCTGATAATTTTGATAGACAATTTGTTGTCTCTCCTGTATCTTTGCCTAGTGATAATCCTAAACTCGTTGTAGATAGAGTATTTAGATATGCTCAAGAGAATAATTCTCTGGACCAAGAACTAAGATCATTTGATAATATCATCTTAGATATCTTGAAAGAAATCAATCTTCACCAGTCGCTTAAGACTGATGAGCAAAGGGTTGAGAAAATGATTACAGATCAAACTGTAAGTTACTTTGACTTTCTAAAACAGAAAGGTAAAAAAGATGTTATAGACACAGAGATGTATAATCAGTGTCTAGACTCAGTCCAGATTCTGAGACAGAATCAGGAAGTTGTTAAAGTTCTTGATTTATATAGGAATTCCGGTGGCACTGTTTATAGTGAGTACCCAATTCAAATCGATCTACCTAGTTATCCTTTTGGATTAAAGGGGATACTTGACAATATTGTTGTCAATGAAAACGATAAAACCATAGTAATCAATGACTTGAAGACAACAGGAAAAACAATAGCAGATTTTGCTGAGACTGTTGAGTACTATAATTACTGGTTACAGGCAGCTGTCTACAAGAAACTTGTTTCAACCAAGTTTGCCATAGACAGTTCTTGGAAAGTAGAGTTTAACTTTATTGTCATCGACAAATACAAACAAACATATGTATTTCCGGTGTCTGATGAAACAATGAACAAATGGTATTTGACTGGTCTCAGCAATGCTCTTTTAAAAGCTAAATATCATTATGATAAGAGAGAATTCTCTTTACCATATGATATGGCTGTATCAAAAGTTGTATTGTAAAAAAGACATTTATGATCAAATCCCTATATGAAGGATATTTTCAAAAATCTGGTGTTTTTTTATATCCTTTGCTAGATATACCTAAAGGTACCAGTGTTACTCCAATAGGAACTTATACATCATTGACAGATCATTATACTTATGATGACTGTAAATTGATTGCTACTTATCATTTAAGGGATGACCCGCAGTTTGTATTGTTTGAAAAAACAAAACTTTTAGGAAATAAACACTATGACTATTATTTGGAAACAGATGATAAAATAGGAGTTTATATTTTTGATTTATCAGACTATAAACAAGATTGGGATTACTTTATGCTAGGCAAATACTCAAAATTGTCTAAGGATTTAAAGACAACAGTTTTAAATCACTTTGCTAAAAGTAAGAAAAACTATGTATATGTAAATAGTTATCTAAATCCAGAAATGTATTTTGATATCTATTCTAAACTTTTAGGATGTCCTACAGATCTTCTAAAAAATGTAGGTGAATTATGTGATAAACCTGACCTGCAGAAAGAAACTTTACAAATAGAATTAAAGGATTTGGAAAGAGAAGGTTTATTTCTAAATTCGCAATAAAATACAGAGAATATGAATAATTCAATGATGATTGTTAAGTCCGAATGGAATAACAAACCCACAATTAAAATGATGCCCATTTCAACTGGCTGTCCTTATGTTGAGTGTATCTATGATCCAGAGTCTAAAGTTTTGGCCGTTATTGGCATAACTAGAAAGAGTGTGTTTCATATGATGCCAAAGCTAGATGACAATGGTGACGTTGTAATGAGAAAAGTTAAAACAGACGGTGCTAAACCATACAAAGAAGACAGAAGAAGTGTTGAGACTTTCCAAGAGTATTATATTTCAGATAAAGCCCAGATTATGGAGTTTATGGAAATGTTTGCTTGTAATTTTAATACTTGTTTAG